TTATAAAACCCGCTTTGCAAATATATAAGGAAATCCTGATATACCTCGCGCATCTGTAGTTTTTCCAATGCGATGGGAACCACTTGGCGAATCTGTGGTCGGACCGGTAACAGTTGTAGAAGGATAACCGTTTAGTAGTAATCCACGCGGTGTTCCATCACTATAATAACCTGCCGCAACCAAAGAACCCAATCCTCCCGTTGCACCTTGCGGAATATCAAAGGAAATAGAGGTGGAAGCACCATGTCTATGCCCTTGAAATCGATCTCTTCTTCTCAACCCACCAATCCATTCTCCTTCAAAATCCATTACGGAAACAAATCCTCTTCCTTGAACCGTAAAATGACGAACCTGATTGGTAATCGTAGTTCCTTGTACCGCATCCGGTAATCTATGTTTATAAAAACGAACCTTTACACCAGAGAGAGATCCACTTGAATTCGCCGCCGTACAAGTAAAACTAATTGTTCTGTTCGAAGCAGATAAAGCAGAAATGGCAAGTGTTGAATTTGCAGGTATTCCTCCAATTGCTTGCAAAATTGTTCCAGTCATCCAATTGGTAAAAGAACCGTGAATCAAATTATCTTCTCCTAACGCATCGATGATTTTTTGACAAGCAGTTGTATTAGGGAAAGTCACAGTCAGAACGTTACTCGCAATCGTATAACTGATCGCATCAAAATCTGTTATGTTTGTTCCCAAAGGCTCATAACGTAGTGATTGATTGAGCCAATACGAAACCAAATCGGGCATCCCTCCGTTTCCAGTCGAATTGATCAATTGATCCGGAGACGACAAACAAAATGCAGGAAAATCACTGGATGGACTTTTTAAATCGTCCATCCAAAACATTTCTCCTAAAAATTTACGTTCCTGCTTGAATGTGACATCTATAAAATTTTTTAAAAAAAGATATACCTGATTGATCGCCTTGACAAATTTCAATGGATTATTTGTATCCGGGTTAATTGCAGTGACTATATCTGTATGCAAATCCGTTAATATACCTGTTTTTACGGAACCCGCCTGCTTTTCTTCGGTAACCTCGTTGTTTTTAATACGAATTCCTTTGATACCTCTAAAAATTCTTAAGTCATTTCCCAAAGTTACTATACCTGACGTGTCCGTAGATACAGTTCTCAAAGCAACGTCTCCGGCAACCAAAACTCCTTGCCTAGCTATAATTTCAAATGAATTGTCTCTCCAGATAATCGGGCCATCTTCGGGCACATTTAGAGGATTATTATATTCTGTTTCTTGAAACTTATGTCGAACTACGATCGTACAAGCTGCATTATTTGGAATTACAATTCCGATCGTAGGTGGGATTTCAATTCTTCTACCATACTCGTCATAAGCAATCAGAGTATCGGTTAAATCGATTCTATTTGCAAGAGAACCTACTACGATATTTCCTCCTGAATCAATACCCGGCCCAAAAGCATCCAGGTCTCGATTGATGATTTCTTGACTTTTAGATTCTTGTTCTTTTTTCCAATCTTCCGGAAATACCCTTTTTCCCACACTTGGAAATTCGATTCCTGATAATTTATCCATGATAGACTCCGTTTAGTACAGTGAACTCGATTAGAATCGATTTTAATTGCTCATAAAAAAGTTTACGCATGATTTTCCATTTTATGAATCGATTCTATTTTTTTACAATTTTCAAAAAATGGTTTATACAAGTTCTTTTAATATAAAAATAACGTGCAATATTACTAATATTAGAGTTATTGAAAAATTAATTTTCCGTTTGTTTTCATTACATTGAAATGGGCAATTTTGCTAATACCCGCCATGGAATTTTTCAAAGCTCTATTATAAGATTTTTCTGAAAAGAAATCGAAACGGATTTCAAGCCGTTTATCTCGTGGATTTTCTTCAAAATCCATCGTTTTATTTGATAAATTTCCTCTCATTTTTCCCCGACAGATTCATGTTAAAAGTTTTCACTTTCAACCAGATAGATTGTAACCGCTGTGCAATATACTCTTCGAGTAAATCGAAAGAGCCAACGTTTCTTTTTTTCATATTTCTCCTTAAAAGGAAGCGGCTTTAGTAGTTTAAACATCTGATTTATTTTTATATGATGTGCTTAGAGTTTATTCTAAAACTTTAATACAAATCATCTTTAAATTCTCAACACAATGTGATAGTTCTACAAATTAGTACACCGTAATAACAAACTTTTTAATAGTTTTTTCTATCATTCAATTTCCATATATGTTCCTACATTCTTAAGTTTGAGGACAGGAGCTCTATTCCCATAAAATAAATTATCTTAAATTTTAAGATAATTTTTTATTATTCATAACTATATAATAAAGTACCCAATATTCTGCATGGAATCAGCGTTTTGTGATAAAATTAATGG